AAGGTCACATCATCCCATATTTCAGAGGCCCATATCCATCCTATCTCATCCACTGCATCTTCATCGTAAATGTAATTTAATCCACCATTTACAGATGTTATATCCACACGCTCATCTGTCTCTACCTCGTTGCCATCCTGGTCTTCTACTTTAATCTTTGCACCAAGTGGTATAAAGGCTGTAATCCTTTCTGTATGGTCTTTATTTATCTTTACATCTGTTATGTTCTTACCGAACTCAACCGTTTGTAATGAGTATGTATTGTAGTCAGAAAGGTAATCTAAATACTTAGTATTCCCTTCATACCTAACTCTAAGATATCCGCCATGTGTATCTATAATCCTTGTTTTTATTGCCTCCATGGTAGATAAATAATCAATAGAGCTGTAGGAAACATAATCATTATTATCAACCACCGTCACATTCCCTACAGTAAACCTTTTTTGCTCTTCTACATTGCTGTTATGAACTCCAACAAACTGCTCAAGCAATCCTCTAAGAGTTCCTGTGTAAGAAAATGGCGGTTGCATTGTATCCTTTAAATATGCAAGAGCCGACTCACAGGTCCATGAATGAGTATTATAAAAATCTGTTCCTTCATCCAGTGCTCTACCTTCAAACACCACATCATTGCCTTTCTTACATACAATCACTGATGACATAGGTCTAATAGATGTGATGTAAGGATGATTAAAAGGAGCAGACAGCTTTAAGCTATCTATGTTTTCAGCATCTTCACTTATCTGTGCTTCTGTAATAGATAGCTTAGAAATATGCGGATGATGGAAAAGTTCTCCGTCCACATAGACTTTAAAATTTCTCACAAACATCCCTCCCTGTACCTAAAAATCGTCTCTCCTTCTCCTGTAACTGTTATGGTATTTTCACCCTGACTTAGTTCCAGTTCAGGAATCTCCCAAGTGCCAGCACTTAAAGTTTTATTAAAAGTATCTGTACCAACACTCCAAACAAGCCTAGTCTCCTCAGTTGTAGTGACTACCGGAACAACTGGCATATAGTCATTATTAAGAACAGCCTCTTCGCTTCCAGTAATAGTCACCACAGTCTCTTGTATGTGATATCTATAAGAGTCTGCATCATCACATTCAATGGTAATGCTACCCTTTCCCGTCAGAGGATCATACTCTGTGGATATATCAAGCGTCCCAAGGACATAAAGACTAGGCTCCTCACTGCATACTACCCTTAGCAGTCTTCCTTGATATCTATTCCCCATAAGCCTTACCATTTCATTAAAAGCCTGCCTGCTGCCAAGCATAGTAAGAACAATAGTAAAGGCTCTAGGTTCATATGCTATACGACCAAGAGCCTCATTAAATCTTATAGGAGTATTGCGACCAGGGACCACCAATGTTTCTGTCTGTGCTTTAGGGATTGGGAAATCAATGCTTTCTCTAATCCATCCCATTTCAAGCATAGAGTCACCCTCAATAAAAATATCAGCTATCATAGTGCAAGCCTCCTTGTAAGTTTCTGTTTTGTTCCTAGACCATTATCTATCGATGGAAGTAAATGTCCCACCAAAGTTCCATCCTCAAGGTAAATACCCTTAGAAGAATTATCAGCGATAATGGATAGGTATTTCTCCATACTTGCTGTATTTATCTTACTATCAAGCATGGCTTCAAGCTGTTTATAAAAGCCTGATAATGGGAGTATAGCCTCGGCTCCTGCTTCACCACCGGCCATAAGTGAACTACCATTCATACCAAATGCCGTAGGCTTGGTCATAATACCACCCTTCTTGTACCAATCAATAGAAAGCTTCGGAACAGAAGGTGGTGAGATGGATAGCTTACCCGACACTTTAAAATGAGGCAGCTTGATGTGTGGCAGAGAAATCTTCATTCTAGAAAAGAACCCCTTAATAGAATCCACCACTGATTTAACCTTATTCTTAGCCGCCTCAATTGGTTTAGTAATCGCAGTTTTTATTCCATTCCATACTGTGGTAGCTGTACTTTTAATTGCGTTGAATACTGATGATACTGTACTCTTAACTGCGTTAAATACTGAAGATACTGTACTTTTTATTGCATTAACAGGAGTCGTAACTGCTTTCTTTATGGCATTCCATACTGTGGTAGCTGTACTTTTTATAACGTTAAACACCGTTACTACTACAGTTTTTATTGCGTTTACTACAGTTGAAACTACCGTCTTTATAGCATTCCATACCGTAGAAAATACCGTTTTTATAGTATTAAGAACAGTTTTTATTACACTTGCAACAGCCTTCATCACCGTAGAAATCTTAGACTTAATGGCCGTAAATACCGTAATAATTATTCCTTTGCAGTTCTCCCATATAAGTCTAAACGGCAAGGTAATAATCTGAAATGCAGCACTAAAAAGAGAGCCAATAAACATAATTGCTGTCTGCACCACATTTTTAATACCTGTCCAAATGGTAGTAAAGAAGGTAGAAATCCCCGTCCATATATTTACGAAGATGGTCTTTATATTATTCCATACAGTATTCCAATTAGTGCCGAACCATCCAAGGACAACATCAGCAACACCCTTTATTGCATTGATATAATTAGTAAATGTGTTCTTGATAAAGTTCCATATAGATGTAAAGATACCTTTTACGCCATTCCAAGCTTGAGACCAGTTACCTGTAAAAAGTCCTATAAATACATCAAAGATTCCTGTAATAACTCCCAAGACCCCTTCTAGGATATTTGCTATCTGAGTAAATACACCTATAAAGACTGGTGCGAGGAACTTACATAAATTATCCCATACTGTCTTAATAACATCGGTGATTGATTTAAAATTAAATCCTAGGGCATTTAGCCTTTCTACTATTCCGTTGGCAAACTGTGAAAAGATATCCTTCACCCTATTCCATATAGCAGTAACATTATTTCTAAACTGTTCATTGGTCTTCCATAGATGCACAAAAGCACCTACAAGAAGTGCCACTGCTGCTATTATAAGAAGTACAACAGGGTTTATTCCCATAATGGCTGTTCCCACTTTACTCATAACCCCGGACAGACCACCAGCATTTGCTACAAGACTAGTTATCTTTAGTCCAAGCTTACTAAAGGCCTGCATAGCAATACCTACCTTTGAGATCATTGTTCCTATAATCACCAGAGCAGGTCCAAGAGCAGCTACAAACAAACCAATCTTTACTATCACCTGTCTGGTTCCTTCATCAAGGCTATTAAGCCAATTCACAAAAGACTGAAGCTTGGCCACTATGTTTTTGATTGTAGGCATTAAGGCTTCACCAATAGAAATAGCAAAGCCTTCTACAGCTGATTTCAAAATAGTAAGCTGACCCGATAAGTTATCAAGCTGGGTATCAGCCATCTTCTGAGCTGCTCCACCACTGTTCTCAATAGAAGTCTGTAAGTCATCCCAAGTACTGCCAGTATTGGCAAGTAGAGCATTTACAGAAGAAAGATCTGTCTTATTAAATATCTTACTTATGATATTGGCCTTTTCTTCAGATGTCATCCCGGCCATACTCTTATTAAGATCACCTAGGATATCATTAAGGCTTCTCATATTACCTTGTGAGTCGAATACAGATACACCAAGGGAATCCATTGTCTTGGCAGCCTTATCAGTAGGATTCTGTAAGGATAGAATCACGTTTCTAAGATGTGTACCACCCTCAGCACCTTTGATACCATTATTCGCAAGGATACCAAGAGCAGTATTAAGCTCAGCTGTTCCACCCTTTACGGTCTTGGCTGTTGCACCGATGGTAAGAATACCCTCACCAAGCTGACCTACAGATGTATTAGTAGATGATGCAGTCTTGGCCATTTGGTCTACCATCTTATTAGCATCTTTGGTTTTCATTCCAAGAGCAGACATAGCATCTGTAACCATATCTGACGCCTTAGCTAGATCTAGGTTACCTGCAGCTGCAAGGTTAAGAACTGTAGGAAGTGTATCTGCCATCTCCTGCGTATCATATCCGGCAAGAGCTAAGTAGTTAAGAGCCTCAGCACATTGGCTTGCTGAAAAAGCGGTCTTAGACCCCATCTCTTTTGCCAATTTCTTTAAAGCATCCATCGTATTAACAGACTTACCATTAAGGGTAGACATAGACTTAGATGTAATACCCATAGTAGCCTGTACCTGACTCATGGAGCTTTCAAAATCAGCAGCGGTCTTTACAGCAGCACCACCAGCTGCAGCAACAGCCGTAGATACTACCATCACCTTCTTACCGACATTTGTGATCTTATTACCTACGTTTTCAAGCTTGCCACCGACCTCACCCATCTTACCAAGGGTAGAATTAGACCTAGCTGCCTCTGCTTCAAGTCTTCTAAGCTCTGCCTCTGTTTCAACAATCTCTCTTTGTAGGGCATCATACTGCTCTTTTGTTATCTCACCCTTTTGTAATTGCTCATTAGCCTGAGCTGCTGCTGTCTTTAAAGTAGCGAGTTTTTCTTTGGTCTCGCCTATTGCTTGGGTCAGAAGTTTCTGCTTTTGAGCAAGGAGGGTAGTATTCTTAGGATCAAGTTTAAGAAGCTTTTCAACATCCCTAAGAGAACTCTGTGTAGTCTTAATCTGACTATTCACACTCTTAAGAGCTGTCTGTAGTTTAGTGGTATCACCGCCTATTTCAACAGTAATACCCTTAATTCTATTAGCCATAACCACATCTCCTTTCTCTTAATCCATAAAAAATTTCATTAAAATTTCCACTAAAATTACACTAGCCAAATCTTTACAAACAAAAAGACCTTTACTCCTTCAAGTAAAAGTCCATCAGAATTTATCAAAATCCTCTTGTGTAGCTATGTTTTCATACTTAACAGAGTCATTACCCTTTTCTGTCCAAATATCCATAACCATACCAATTGTAAGATAATCTAAGTCTCCAATCGACAAACCAATCTCAAGGCACCTTAGCAAAAACAGCGGTGTTGTCATTTCCCTGCTACTGCGTTTAGGTTTTTTTTAGCCTCTACATCAGTAATAAGATTTGTACCCCACAAAGAAAGTATCTCTGGCAACACCTCATATATAGAAAACATCTCAAACTGGTCAAGCCAATCATCTATGTTATCCGGGATTGTATTATCTGCATGATAGGCCATGATATATGCTACATTTTCAAATATCTCAAGGTCATCGATAGCAAACTCCTCTCCCTCATTCACACTCCCATTTAGGGACTTTTCAAGCTTTGCTAAGTCTTTAAAAATGTCTCTTTTAAACTTGATCCGATAAAGACGTGGCACCGTTGCAGATGAACGAAATGCCACATCCTTACCACATATATTTATTGTTTTCTTAAGCATTACCTACCTCCTACTCACCATCGTTTTGTTCTTCTGTCCCTGTTGTAGTTTCTGCTGGAGTTGGAATATATACACTCTCATACCAAGCATTATAAGTAGCATCGCTTGTAGTATCACCCGTTCTAGACTTAACCAATCCATCCTCTCTTGGATCAGCAGTAAGGGTGAGCTTTTCTGTCCCCGGCTCGATAGACTCTTCTTTTGTCTCTGATTCGATAGAAGGACGAGAAGCAGAACAATTGTAAAGCACATGACGGATGCACTTAGTATCTCCATCAAACTCAAATAAAAGAGCGAACTTTTCCATTTCAGCTACAGACGCATCTTCTACAAGCACCCCATTGCTATCAAGCGATTCTTTTAGAATCTCAGTCCTAAACCACTCCGGAATGAGAGCAATCTCAAGATCTCCACTATATCCGTTATTAGCCACAGAACGAAAATAAACAATACCATCCGCATAGAAAGGATTAGAATCACCTTCTGCATCAAGACTTATACTAACTGCTCCAGGAATAGCCCTAGGTGTAGCATACTCATAACCACCATT